AGTTGTTTAGGAATTGGTAAATGAATATATGCAATTGGATTTTTAAGAGATCCAGATTCTTTATTTCTAATTGTTGAGGTTCCAGTTGCAAAATTAAATGTTCCAGGAGCACGATTAAATCCTGGTGCTTTATATTGTACGATTTTTATTTCAAGCCAATCTGAATTTCCTTCTAACTGCGCATTTGGATATCTTAATGGAACTCCACTTGTGGCAGTTTGTGACTGTGGAGATTGTGGTATGGGTTGATTAGTAATACTAGCATTACCATTAACATAATCCGATAATGGTCTAATATTAGAAACATTATCATATGTTATTGTACTATTTGGATTAGATGTACTCAAATCCACATTATTTTGAGCTAATGTATATCCAGAAATTGGATCAGACATATTTTTTTCTAACTATTTATTTTTAAATTTTGCAAAAGGGATAGTTTGTAAATCTTTAACTTCTTCTGGATAAACTCTATGTAAAGAACCCACAATTTCTTGCCAGGTATATTGACGAGTCTCCCCCCAGTGAAAGTTAATTCCTCTAAAACCCCATTTAAAAATATCAGTTACTGCAACAAATGGGTGAGCATCATAAGTTATATTTGATGATTTTGGATTATATACGAAAACATAATATTCCCCAGTATTAGGTACGATTTCTGTTTCCGATAGAACTTCTAATATTTTTAACATAAAATCATCAGGATCTTCCAATCCGATTAATTGTCTTAGAAGAGGGCGGATTCTATTACTATTAGTATCTGATACTTGACTTTTTTGCCTTTGCTTTAAAGTTTTTCTTGGCATCTTAAGACCTTATATTAAGATCATCTTCGGTTAAAATCTTAAATCCATACTGTCTATCTTCACACCATTCTCTGGCATATTGCCACTTAGATTGATTTTTTGCATATTCCATTACTTCACTTAAATATGCTTGTGTTCTTCTTTGAGGTTCTTTTGGAGGTTTCAGTTGTTTTTTAGGTTTAATTTCAACAAGATATTTTTGAATTGACCCATTTGACATTTGTTCTTTTACATAGAAATCTGGAAAATATCTATGAGGACGATTATCAATGGGTGATTTATACCAAATAAAGATTTCTTCACTTGACCATTCTAAAATATGTTCATTAGAATCTAGATATTTCATATACTTTCTTTCCCACAAAGATCTCCAAACCACATTTGTAGGATCTCCTTTATATTTTTTTGGATTTTTGAGTTTGTATTTTCCTTTGTATGACATCTAAATAACTACATAATAAAAACTTAATAAAGGTATTTAGAGTGCCTATACGTCGCCCTATATCAGCGTTTAAGAAAACTCTCACAAACCTAGCACAAACATCTCATTATCAAGTTATAATGGATGCTCCTTATCCTGTGAGAAGATATTTATTGGATAGGGGAGTTGATCCGTTTTTTATTACGGAAAACGTTGGTCTTTTATGTTCTTCGGCATCTTTACCTGGTAGTTCATTTGCAACAGCAGATATTGTAGGAAACTTTACGGGTGTCGTTGAAAAAATGGCACATACCCGTCAATTTACTCAGATTGATTTGGAATTTTATGTCGATGCAGATTATCGTGTAATTAAATTCTTAGAACATTGGTGTGAGTTTATATCTGGAGCTTCACAAGTTAATCCTGGAAGAGATGGATATTTCTTCAGAATGAGATATCCATCAGAATATAAGACTAATCGCACAAGAATCATAAAATTTGATAGAGATTATAAGGCAGAAATAGAATATACATTTTTTGGAATGTTTCCAGTTGCTATGAATAATGTGAGTGTTTCTTATGATTCGTCAAATATTTTAAAGGCATCCGCCACATTTAATTTTGATCGTTATGTTTGTGGACCAATTACCAATCTTGATTTTGTTAGAGGTATTGACTTTAATAATATCATTAAGCCATCCTCACAACCACCAGTAATCTATAGAACTGGTCAATCTTTAGGTAATGAAAGTGGAGTAAGAGGTGTTCAGTACAAACCAGGAAACGTTAATCCTACGATAGTAAGATAAATAATCTTACTGAATTTCATAGGATATTATGCCATTACCAAAAGTATCTACACCAACTTATGAGTTGGAATTGCCATCAACTGGAAAGAAGATTAGTTATAGACCTTTTCTAGTTAAGGAAGAAAAGGTTCTTATCATTGCTATGGAGAGCGAGGATCCAAAGCAAATAGCAAATGCAGTTAAGACAGTAATATCAAACTGTATTTTATCTAAAGGTATAAAGGTAGATAATCTTTCAACTTTTGATATTGAATATTTGTTTTTAAATATTCGTGGAAAATCTGTAGGTGAAACTGTAGAGGTTATGATTACCTGTCCAGATGATGGAGAAACTAAAATTCCTATTGAAATAAATCTGGATGATATTAAAGTTCATACAAGTAAAGAACATAGTAGAGATATTAAACTTGATAGTAATTTGACTCTCAGAATGAAATATCCATCATTAAATGAGTTTATCAAAAACAATTTTAGTAACATTAGTACTGTAAGCGTTGATGATACTTTTGATCTGGTTTCTTCTTGTATGGAACAAGTTTATTCTGAAGATGAATCTTGGTCTGCTTCTGATTGTAGCAAAAAAGAACTGCTAGAATTCCTTGATCAACTTTCTCCAAGTCAATTTAAGGAGATTGAAAAGTTCTTTGAAACGATGCCAAAACTCTCCCATACTATTACTTTTACAAATCCAAAGACTAAAGTTGAAAATGAAGTTGTTTTGGAGGGATTATCTGATTTTTTCGCATAGGGATGGCGCACGAAGATCTTGCGTCATATTACAAGACTAATTTTGCCTTGATACAACATCATAAATACTCTTTAACAGAGTTAGAAAATATGATTCCTTGGGAAAGAGAAGTGTATCTTTCTCTTTTACAACAGTTTATAGAAGAAGAAAATCTAAAGAACAAGGTAAATGGTTGAGATCTCATCACCAATTTCTAGAGAAAATAGAATTCAAATATCCAGATCAGCTAATATTTCTGGATTAGTTGGTGATAGATCTTCTATTCTCTCCCAAAATCCTTATCAAGTTCAACAAACTGGACCAGATCCACAGACGATACAACTTTTACAGACAAATCAATCTTCTTTGAATGTTGTATCTACTGGTTTAGTTACTCTTCGCCAAAGAATAGATAATCTTTCAAATTCATTAAGTTCACTATCAAATGTTGTAATCAACAATAGTATTCTTGAAAATTATAGAGAGCAACAAAAATTACAACAAGATAGAATATTAGAACAGCAGGCACTTAGAGATGAATCAGAAGCTGTTATTGAAAGTAAGATAAGTTCAGCATTAGTTGCTCCAGTTAAAACTGTTTCAAAAAAAGCTAGTGATACTTTGAATTCCCTAATGGGAACTCTAAGTGGTCTTTTTCTTGGATGGTTGTCCCTTAATAATATAGGTAAAATAAGTGGTTTAATTTCTAAATCATTTGAAGGTTTAAGTAATATTAAAAAAGGAGTTGAAAATAGTTTTAAATTTATTTCAAATATATTTGGCAATATAAAAGGTGCAATAGATGATATTATTACTAAAATTTCCAATTTTTCTAATTCAATAGTTAAATTTGTAACTGATAATCCTTTAGTAAATTCTATAAAATCTTTATTAGATAAACTTGGTCTTGGGGAAGGTAAACCACCAGCTCCTGCACCAGAACCAGTACCACCACCGGCACAAAGTTTGACTCAAACTGCTTCTAAGGCAGGTACAGAAGCCGCAGCTGAGGCTGCAACTAAAGCAGGAACTAGAGTAGAAACTAAGGTTGGTGCAGAAGCAGCAACTGAGGTGGCATCAAAAGCAGGATCAAAAGCTTTTAGATTTCTTCCTTTTCTTAATATACCAATATCATCATATTTTGCATATCAGAACATAAAAGAAAGTGACCCGATTGGGGCAGGACTTAATCTTGGTGGAATGATTCCTGGCCCTTTAGGATGGCTTTCAATTGCTGCAAGTGCAGGATATGAATGGAAAACTGATGGTGGAATAAAAATAAAAAACCCATTTGAATCCAAACCACAACAACCACAGCAACCAAAACCACAACAAAAAGTAACTCCTGCATCGCAAAAACCTAATATTCCTGCCAAACCTTCAGCACAGGCACAACCACAAACTCCATTAATAGCACCCTCACAAATTCAATCTGAGGGTGAGAAAAAGGCTCAGGAAGTTACACCATCAAACGTTTCATTTAATTTTGGAGATCAAGTATCAAATATTAATTCTAAAGTATTTCCAACTTTTAATGAAGATCAACAGTACACAGTAGATATGTCTTCAGTACTGAATATGAAACAACCTCTTGCGAATGGGGAAAGTGATACTTATACTATGTTTGATAAAAATAAACCTGAAGACCTATTATCATCTACACCTCAATCCCCGACAATTGAAAGCGTAAGGAAACCAGAAACTGCGGTTGGACCTTTAGGAAAATCGCAACCAAATATTATTATTGCACCTGTTCCTCAATCATCTCAACCTGCAAGTCCTCAAGCGTCTTCTCCAGGTAATGATGTTCCTGCTATACCTTCTTCCAATCCTGATAATTTTTATGCCTTATACTCCCAAGTACACTATAATATTGTAGTATAAAATGGCACCTAATATACTCGAAAACTCTATAGTTAGTTTTAAAAATATTACCAAAGGTATGTTTTCCCTTAGTGAGGGATTAGGTAAGAGTCAGAAATATACTGCTAATATTAGTAAAAATCTTTTAAAAAGTTCTGAAAGAAAGAAAAATTATCTAAGAGAGAGTTCATTATCATTTAAAAGAAAAATAGAATCTTCTAGAAGAAGAAAATCTGAGGGTATTATAGAATTATCTAAAGTCGGTGCTGTTTTTAGATCACCTATGAGAGCAATATCCGATACAACTCAAGGATTTTTTAGCAGAATACTTAATTTTGCTGGAACAATTATGGCAGGTTGGATGATTTATAATCTTCCTTCCATTATTGGAATGGCACAAGAGTTGGGATCAAGGGCTATACGATTAACTCAAATACTGCAATCCTTTACACCAAATGCATTAAGTATTCTAGGATCTTTTGGTGATGTTATTGGAGCATATATTACAAATTTTGCAACTTTTGATTTTCAAGACTCTAGCAATAGAGTTGAGAATTCTATGAAAAGTTTAAATAAAGCTTTTTCTGGACTACAAGGTTCTTTTGATGAAGTAATACAAATATTTACAACTCCTCTTACTAAAGGTCTTGAAGGTCGTGAAGATTCTCCAGAATTGGGGACTGATTATAGTAGAAGATCATCTGGAACTGGAGGTCAACTTCAACCAATTCACAAACAGGCACTTGATATTATATCTGGACCTGAGAGTGGTGGAAATTATAATGCGATGAACCAAGGAACAGACTCTAGTGGAAATATTATTGGATCTGGAGATTCTTCAAAAATTATTGGTAAACCACTTACCAGTATGACTATTGGTGAAGTTATGGATAGACAAGATGAAAGTAAATATCCAAGAAATGCGAGACCAGATAGAGGAATTCACGCTGCTGGAAGATATCAAATAATTGGCAGCACTATGAAGGTTGCATTAAAAGAATCTGGATTAAGTAAAAATGATATGTTTAGTCCAGAGAATCAAGATTTACTTGGTATTGCTGTTTTAAAATCACAAGGTCCTGGTGCTTGGTCAAAGTATTCAAAATACTCTAAACAAGAAATAGATATAATGTATAAAGCGAAAAATACTCCACTAGGACAACCATCAGCAGCAAAACCACAACCATCTCCTGTTCAACCATCTCCCAGATCAACTGGAACTATGAATTTAGTTCCTCAAACTGGACCTGGTGGTTTTATACAAGGTGCATCTAGTGACAAAAGTGAAACTGCATACGCAACACACTTTCATATTGATTTAAAAACTCCAAATTATACGCAAGAAGGATTGTTAAAGATTCGTGAAGTTGCTTTTCAAGCAGTTAAAGCTATGCAAGCAAGAGGATCTTATGTTACCTTTGGAAATATACCAGGATATCCTGTTGCAAGTAAAAATGACTCTATTTTAAGATCACAAATTCTTCAAGAACAACAAGGTCACGATTCAAGATCTAGTCCTGGAGTAGATGTTCAGGAACATAATTCTAAATTACAAAGAACTTTTCCATCACAACCTGGATCAAAAACAACATTCCCATTTGCGGTTGGTGCAGTTTATTGGAGAGGTGGATATGGAAGAGAGGCAGAAATTATAGGATCTAATGGAGTAACTGTTTCTCACGGTGCTCCTGGATCTAGGGCAAGTGAATTAACACAACAACCATCTCCACCTCCATCTCAAGCAAAAATTTCTCCAACTCCTAGACAACCAATAGAAGAAAGAATAGTTCCAGAATCTGAGCAGGAATCTTATGTTGTTCCATTTGTTTATCCACAATCTCAACCACAGGCGCAGGTTGCAATACCATCTTCACCACAAGTAAATATTAATATGATTGATACTTCGTTAAATAGATTCATAACTAAAAAGTTACTCTTAGACTTAGCATACACATAATGTCAGTAAAAAAGTCCATATATGAAGAGTTCTTCATAGAATCTAACGATAGATCAAAAACTGTTGATATTAAGCAGGGTGTTGCTTCTTTTGATTACTATGAGGATATTTTTTCCCCAACAATTACTGCAAAGGTTATTGTTGCTAATACTGGGCAATCAATTACGGGTAAGGACGGTAAACCTCAATCAATTTATAATGGTTTGCCATTAAGAGGTGGTGAAAGAGTTTCTATAAAGATTGCTGGTAATTCTCCAACAAATCCTGGTCTTGATTTTGCTACAAATACAACAGATTATTTGTATGTTTCTAGTATTTCAAATGTTATTAGTGAAACTCAGAGAGAAAGTTTTGTTCTCAATTTAGTTTCAAGAGAAGCAATCACAAATGAAACAACTAGAATACCTAAGAAATTTCCAACAACATCATCAATAGATGAATCAGTTAATAAGATTATAAAAGAATATTTAAAGACGGAAAAGATTGGAACAATAGATAAGACTTCAAACAAGTATGGTTTTATTGGTAATCTTAGAAAACCATTTACAGTTTTAGTTTGGTTGGCATCAAAAGCAGTTCCTAATATGTCTGGAGATTCTACTGCTGGATTTGTATTTTTCCAAACTAAGGATGGATTTCAATTTAGATCTATTGATAAGTTAATCACAGAAGATTCAAAGGCAACTTATACATATACCCAAGTTAATCAATCTAGTATTGATCGTAATAATGATTTTAATATTTTAAAATATTCTACAAATAGAAATCAAAATCTTTTAGAGAAATTAAGATTAGGAACTTATTGTAGTTATAGAATGTTTTATAATCCATTAACATTTGAATTTACAAGTCCAGAGAAAGGAATATTTAAATTTTCTGATTATTCTGGAAATATGAAAAATCTTGGAGATGATATAGTTCTTCCAAACATAACAAATTCATCTAATGTTACTCTTGGAGATATACCTACAAGGATTTTAACGCAGGTTTTAGATATTGGAACTATGGAAAAGGATGTATCTAAAGATGTAAATTCTGATCCATTCAAGTATCAATCTCAGGCAATTATGAGATATAATGTTTTGTTTACTCAAACTCTGAATATGACCATACCTTCTAATACTAATTTAAGGGCTGGTGATATTATTACGTGCGAATTTCCAAAGATTTCTAACTCGGATAGTAAGGAAATGGACGATGATCAAAGTGGTCTATATATGATAAAAGAACTTTGTCATCACTTTGATACTGAGGGATCTTATACCTCTATGCAGTTAATTAGGGATACATACGGAAGACACGGAACAAATAATAAAGAGTAAGTAGAAATGCAAGATGAATCTCTAATCAAAAGTAATTTTATCGGTAGAGATGGATTTAGATGGTGGATAGGGCAAATACCACCAGAAAAATCTCATAATAACCAACTGAATGGTGCTGGATGGGGAAATAGATATAAAGTTCGTATTATGGGTTATCATCCATATAGTCTGGTTGATCTGCCTGATGAAGATCTTCCTTGGGCACAGGTTCTTTTACCTTCAACTGCAGGAACAGGTGCTGCAAATCAGGCGGTTGATGTCAAACTTTCTCCAGGAGATACTGTATTTGGTTTTTTTCTTGATGGTGATAATGCTCAAGTACCAGTTATTTTAGGTGCTTTCGGAAGAACTGCACAAGTTCCTTCAAAAGATTATAAAAATCCATTTGTCCCTTTTACTGGATATACAAGTAAGATCAAAAATGATGGAAAGAATGTAGTAAAAGATCAAACAAATGAGCAGAATGCAAATTCTCAAAAGTCACCCAGACACGTATCCGATGAACAGGCAAAAGGTTTAGGTAAAGATGAGAGAACTTATTTTACTGGAATTGGTGATATTTTAGTAGCTCCAACAGAAAATACGTCAAAAACTTTAGATAAAATAGGAGCAGAGGTAACTAATTTTTTAAATGCAGTTAAGTCTGGATTAAATAAATTATCATCACTAGTTAATATCGTAACTGATAAGATTCAGTCAGTTACAACTGGTTTAGTTGGAAGTATGATTTCTAAAGTATATAATACTTTAGCACCAATTATTAATGAAGGATTAAAAGCATTATATCAACAAGTTTATAATTTGGTTTTTGCTGCAACCAGATCTCATCAGATTGCCCACTTGGCAGGAGTTGCTGCACAAACTGCCATGGTTGGACCAGTCAATAGTATACAAACTCTTTTACCTTCTTTAGCAAATAAAGTTATTGGATCTCTAGGATCAGTAATATCTAGTTTATTAGGTTCTGTAGCAAAGAATGCTAAGAAGTTTAAATCCTGCGCAACTAATCAATTTAATGGATCTTTAATTAATCATATTATTAAGCAGATTGATTCTGGGATGAGTGGAGTTCTTGGTGGAATAGAAAAAATCTTATCTTTAGTCGGTGGTTTTGATGTAACTGGTTTCCTTCGCAATAGTATTGAATCTATTTCAGGAATTGTTGCTAAAGTTAGTAAGATCAACAAGAGTCCGTTAGTTAGAGATATATCCGTAAAGGTTAATGAATGGATGATTGGTAGAGGATCAAAAGATGCTCCTGGTCCAGATTTTAAAGAAATTATAAAAAGTGTAAACGCAGATAATCTTATAGAAGCATTTGGAAATAAGAAAAAAGATCTAGAAACTGCAGCAAAGGATATTGGATCTGCATTTGATGGGTTTATGCAGTCTTCAAAATCTTCATCTTCAACTTGTTACACAGGAACTCCAGTTTCTTGTAATCCACCAAAGGTCAAAATATTTGGCAGTAAAGGAAAGGGTGCAAAGGCAGTTCCAATTATGGGTGCAGTTGTTGGAGAAGGTAGAGAAAGAACGGGTAGTGTTATTGGAATTAAAGTTACTGAAAAAGGAAGCAAGTATGATTTTCCACCATTTATAGAAATTAGTGATGATTG